CTTTGTGACCGTGCCGTTGACTTTGGTCTCGACCTGCTTAAAGGTCGTGGCAACACCGTTCACCATCTCCTTGCCGGTCGTGGTGGTGGTCTCGGTGATACGATCTTTGATGTTGCCCGCGCTATCCTTGACCTTTTCGGTAAGGGTCTGGACGCTGGTGGTCACGGTGCCAAGCGCATTCTGTGCGGTGGTCGTGGCAGTGCTGGAGATGGACGAAATGACCGTTTCGGTGGTGGATTTTTTACCTGTGGATTTTTTCTTGGTTGTGCCAGTAGGGCTTGTTACGATGGAGCTGCCGGTTTCTCCGCTGGTTTTAGCTGGAACCCAGCCGTCATTTTCGTCCCAGACCATTCCATTATGGTTTTTGTCCCAGTTTTTTCTGCTTTCTTTTTGGATTTTCTTGCTCTCTTGGTCTGAATTGAATGCTTTTTGATAAACAGCATCCCAGTCACCGTGAAATATGCCGATTTCTCCACTTTTTAAAGCGTCAAAAACAGCTTTCAATCCAACAGCAGAGGATTTTGCCTTATCAATAACGTTGGAAAGTCCCGTTATTTCTCCGATAAGCCCGCTCCATCCGTCAAGCTTGTATGCGTCTTGGGCAGCCAAAACCATTTCATTCAGTTTGGTAATAACGCCGCCGAGTGCGCTTGTAAGGTTGCCGGTTAAAAGCCCCGCCAGCTGCTTCACATTGTCCTGCAGGGTAGACATGCGCCCATTCATGGTCTGGCTCTGTGTCTCCATAGCACCGTAGTAGCGCCCGCCCTCTTCGCTGGCTGCGATAAGAGCCTGAGACAGCAAGTCATAACTGATGGTCATGTTCTGGACTTCCTGCACCGATTTACCGGTATAGTCGGCCAAAACCTGATAGATGTTGATGCCTGCATAAGCAAACTGCTTGATGTCAATGCTTGCAGCCTTGCCAACGTTGGCGATCTGCTGCAGGTTCTGCGCCATGCGGGACAGTTCCGCATTGCCGCCGCCTGCCGCATTGACCGCGTTGCCAAGTGCCAGAATGACCTTTTCGGAATACCCGGCGTTTTCGCCCGCGCTGATAAGCAGCTGATTTGCCTGCGTCAGAGCTTCGACGTTGAACGGGGTGCGGGCGGCGTCCTCCTGAATCTTTGCCATAGCTTGTTGTGCAGCTTCTGCGCTGCCAAGCATATTGGTAAACCCAACAGTGTAACTCTCGATCTGGGCGTTGTACTCGATGCCGGAAGAGATGAACCCCTCTGCGGCACTGAGTGCAGCGGAGCCGAGCTTCGAGAAAACGTTCGCCATGACCGTGCCCTGCGCAATGGCACCGGCCAGAGACTTGCTGGACCCCGATGCGGCATCCCCAAAGCTGTTCATGTACCCTTCTGCCGTCTTCAGCCCCTGCGCCGTGGTATTGAGTTGGGCCTGAGCTTCTTTCAGCTTCTGGGCAAATTCCTTGGTTTTTTCGGAGGTTTCCCCGGTCTCTTTCCGTGATTTCTGATAGGCTGCCGTAAGGTGAATAACCTCACTGTACAGCCGGTTATAATCCTTCATCATGGTGGAGACAGCGGACTTAGTCTGAGACTTTGCCTCTTCCACGCCCTGCCGGTAGGATCTGTCGTCCAGCCCGAGGGTGGCGCTCAATTCAAAAAGTTTCAGGTTCCATCACCCCCGTTCAAGCCATTTTTAATGCGTGCTATCACTTCATCAGCGGACGGCTGGGGCGGCTGTGGGCGGTTTTCCACAAGCCCGGCCACCATGTCGTACCATCGTTCTTCCGCGCCTATAAGGTACGCCAGAGCGTCCGTCATGTACGCCTGATAGCTAAGCGTGATGCGCTCTTGCCGCAAAGTGTTCAGGCAGTGCTGCAAAATGTACGGCCTGCCAAACAGCCGCAGCGCGTCCGGGCTGATGGAAGAAATCAGGCGTCTGTACCCGCCAGCACCAACGGCAGACACCAGAGCAAAAAATCCATTACATCATCGTTGTTCAGCAGCTCTTTCACCGCGCGCATCTTCTTGAACGGGCCGATGTTTTCAACCACCCCATTTTCATCCACGTCCGGCTCATAGAGCAGCGGAAGCAGCTTTGCGGTGGCAGCTGCGTTGTCGAACAGCAAGCTTTTTGCCATAGCCTGAATGTTCTTTTTTGCCTGTTCCTTCTTCTTCTGTTCCAGCTCCTCCGGCGTTTCATCGCCGGTCAAAACCGGCAGAACCTTGCGCAGCTCCATGATCTTGGATTTTTCCAAGACCTCCTCTGCCACATCGGCGATCTGCCAGCAGTGGCGCAGAAACTCTTCATCGGGCAGCTCTGTCAAAAATTTCATGCGGTGTCCTCCTTATGCTGCGGCCTTGGGGCTGTAGTACCACTCCATAGGCACGGTATCACTGCCAAGACGGGGGCAGCCGGTCAGGGTGACCGCAATGTTGCCTTTGCCTTTGTCGGTGGTCTTGAGGGTCAAACCGCCGGTGGAGAGTGCATTCATCAGACGTACAGCCACATAGCCACCGTCAATGGTGTCACCGACCCACCAGATGTCCTTAAAGTCGCCGGTGCTTTCAGTGGGATCCAGCGTCATGCGGGGCGTGACCTTCTTTTCTGCCACATCAGCTGCACCAAGTGCCAGCTTGATAACGTCCGTTGTGGCATTCAGGGCCGTAAAGGCCAGCGTGCAGTCGTAGTCCTCGATCTGCATCAGCTCTGCGGTGTTCTTCTGGGCGTTGTCCACGTCCCCGCCCAGATCCGTGAAGTTTGCCTTGCAGGTCGCAGTGATGCCGCCGGTGGTGGCAGTGATGATGTCTGCATCCTGAATCTCGGTCGTGCCGGACGGGTCAAACTTGTTGACCACAATTCCGGCATTGAACTGCATGGACTTGAACGCTTCCTGCGAAATTTTGGAAAATTTTCTTGCCATATTGCTCCTTACTCGCAAAATTGCGTGATTTCAAAATTGAGATATTCGCACAGATAGCCCTCGGGCGGGTTGTCGAGTGGCTGCGCCCACGGTGCGCCTGTGCGCAAAAGAATAGCGCCGCCCTCGCACGGCACGGTCAAACCGCCTGCAAGGGCTGCGCCTATTGCGTCTTCTGCCTGTAAAATTGGGACCCTTCCGCCGCTGCTCGGATACCACAGGCGGGCGTGAAAGCCGCTGCTCTCGTTCCAGCCGCCGGGGATGACCGGCTGATAGGTCAGATACGGCAGCGTTGCGCCAGGCGGAATGTTGTCCTCAAGGTATGCCGGGACGCCAAAGCCCCCCAAAAAAGCGCTCAATGCCCGGTTGATGCTTTCGGACGGGCCCATCACGGCAGCACCGCCTTTTTGCACTTGACGGCCCGCAGTCCCATGCCGGATTCCGGCGGGGCTTTGCCCTCATCTGCCGTGCTGGTGATCTGGAAGGTCTGCCCATCACTTACCCGCTTGATGTAGTCCGGGAAGGCCAGCGGAACACCGGTGCCAACAAGCAGCGTGTATGTAGATGCCGTGTCGGCCTGCTCTGCCACCTGAGCTTCCACGGTGGTGTCGTGGCGCTCCACGGCTTCAAACTCCGGGCCGTCCGTCCAGCCGGAAACAAAGCCGCCCACGCCGTCCGGCTCATAGCTGCGGGTCTGAAAGCGGTATTTTTGGGTAAAGCCCTGCATCACGGTGGATGCAGTGAACGGATTGACCATGTCACATCTTCCTCCACTGATTGATCTCGGATTTATAGCGGGTCTTGCCGTCAGCGGGCAGCCCGTCCGTGCCTGTAGCCAGCGTGCCGGACCACCCGGCAAAGGACTGCGACACATACACGCCACCGGCCGGGAGCGCCTTGTCGTATGCGTCGATTTTTTCAGACAACGCCACAAAATCAGGCGGAACGCGCATGGGCTGCACCGTCCCGTTGAAGGTCTCGGCAGTCAGATCGCCGTCCCCGGCCATGTGCACGCCATCATTGAAGATGGAGCCGCACACAAGGAAATACTGCCCCGGCACCACCCCGGCGGGCACGGTGTCCGGCTCAAAGTCGAACTCCCCGGCAATGGGGTCGTCCGCCCGGTCAAAAAAATTGTGCGTGTAGGCGCACAGCTCAGGGACGGTCATGCAAAGTCACCCCCTTGCAGGTTAGACCGATTCACCCGGGGTAATGGTCTCGACAGCGATACCGTCCAGATACTCAGCAAACAGGGTCACACCCATAATGGCGTAGCTCTCGGAGGTTGCGGTGCTGTAGTTTGCCTGAGTGTGGAAGCCGATGAGGTTGCTTGCCTCGCCTGCGGTCCGGTAGACCAGACCTGCGCGGGCAAACTCGCTATCCGCAGGATCCACATAGTACATGACGATGTTGTCTACCGGGGTGGCAATAACCTTTCCCTTCGCAATCTCACTGTCGGACAGCAGGAAGATGGTGTTGTAGCCCATGAAGTCCTTGATGTACTGGAAGCCGAACTGGTTCTGCACGGTGATATTGGCATTGCCCAGATAGTCGTACACGTCCATCACGTTGACAAAGCCAACAACGCCGGTCACGGTGCGATGCATGGTCTTGAACTTGTTCTCGACCGCGCCCTTGGCATGTGCCAGCGCCATCTGGAAGGTCTTGGGAGTGCCCTTCAGGGTGCCGGTGTTCAGGAACTTGTAGAACTTATCCGTTACCAGAGCGGTCAGGTCGTACAGGAACTCGTCATCGGTCTTCTGCACGGCGACATCGTAGCCGTAATTCTGGATTGCCTCAAGGGTGACAGACTTGCCGTACTTGTCGATGGTGATCTTGCCGTACTCCTTCTCCTTGACGGTGTACTTGCTGAACGGGATCTCTTCGCCCTCGCCCACGGTGCCGCTCTGCAGGGTGCCCTGTGCATACTTGCTCTTGAGCACGGTGCCAGGCTGCATCCGGATGGGGCGCATGATGCCCAGAATGGTGCGCAGATGGTCCCAGTTGCGCTGGAAACGGGTCACAAAGTCGATTTCACGCGCGGCTACGGTGATATCGGTGGTCATGGTGATATTTTCTTTTGCTGCCATGTATTAGTCCTTTCCGCCGCCTGTGAACAGGTCGGCATTTGCTGCGATGGCCGCCTGGCGTTCGCCAGCGTCCTTGATTGCAAAAATTTGCTCTTTGGTCATTTTGGAGCCGGTATTGGTGGGCGGGGTGTCCACCCTTGCGCCGGTGGTCGTGGTCGTGGCCACAAAGTCGCCCCAATCAGCTTTCAGGCTGTCGGTGTGCTTCTTGGCGTCCTTGACGTTGCCCTTTTCGTCCAGCTCCAGCTTGTCAATGTCTTCGCCGGACAGCCGCACGACCCGATCGGCATACTTGTCCAGCACCCCGGCGGTCTTCAGAAGCTCCCGAAACTTGGCTTCCTTGGCTGCGTGGGTGTCCTTCTGGGTCTGCTGGGCCTTGTAGTCGGTCAGCGCCTTTTCGGCGGCTTCCTTGCCGCCGTTGGCTGCATCGCGGTCCTTTTCGGCTTTGGCGAGGGCTGCGTTCTTCTCATCGAGCTGGTTCTGCAAGGTGTCCGTTTCCTCATGCAGCACGTCCAGAATTTTCTTGAGCTTGCCGCTGGTGTCGGTCGTTTCATCTTCCAGAATCGCCCGGAGAGTCTTTCGTTCGAGTGCCATGTGATAGTCCTTTCCGCCCTTGCTCGGGCTGCCATGCTTGGCAATAAGGTTTATTTGCCGGACGTGCTGCCGGTGTGGTGCCGATTGCAGGAATCGAACCCGCGTCCGCTGGTTACAAATCAGCAGCTCTACCATTGAGCGAAAACGGCATAAAAAAGCGGCTGACGCATTGCGCCAACCGCTGAGATATTAGGTTTTACGGTTTGACTTCCACGCTCGGCAAAACGTCAGTGTGGAAATAGAGTTTATAGTGGTACGGGTCGGTATGGGTGCCGGTAATGTCCTCCACCACATACATGGTGTAGCTGTTGAGGTAGATGTAATTTTTGCGATAGGTGTCCGGGCCGATTTTTACAGTGCAGACCAACTCGTTGTCCGAGTTGTTGGAAATGGACATATAGCCCTCGGCTTCCATGATGACCTTATCCGTGCGGGCGTTGTAGACGGTGATCTTGCGCTCGCTCTCGAAATAGTCTGCCTGCTTTGAGATGTTGGCGTTCGCCTTGTCAGCCTCAGAGCAGCCGCACAGAAGCAACACAACAAAAAGCGTGATTGCTGCAAAAATCTTTCTCATAGTCATTCTCCCTTCTCTGCTTCTTCCACGGCGATCTCTCGCAGCTCTTCAATGTGGTCCTCCACCGCCGGGCGCAGGAACGGGCGGGCTTTCATACCACGGGTAAAGTGCCATTTGCCGTTGAAGTCTTTCCAGACCCACGGCGTTTTGCGCCCGCTGCCCTTCTCGGCAAAGATGCCCGTGCCCAGCTCCACATAGACGCTGTAAAACAGGTTGCTACCGATGGTCACGGTCTTTTTTGCAAGGTCTACGGCATAGGTCAGGCTTTGCTTGAGCGCACCGCCTACATAGCCCTCGATGCCCGTGCTGTCTGCCGTGCCGGTCGGCACAAGCAGCTGGGCGTAGTCCTGCACCTTCATGCCCCAGAGGGTCAGCACCCGCTCTGCCCACGAGTCCAGCGCTTCATGCAGCTGCGCGGTGTTGTCGGTGAATTTGATGTCGTAGTTGAAGTTCATGGTTCATCCCTCCAATCCTTACTTTTTCTTAAGCTTACAGCTTGTTTTCTTCCGCAAACTTTTCCAGTTCTTCAAGCGCCGTTTCGTAAGAATCCAGTACGTCATAATCTTTAAGAGCCGTACTTTTTGCTTTTTCTACCTTTTCTTTCCATCTTCGTATTAACGGCTCCACATCGCAAACCAACGCTGTGGGTTCTTCTTTTTTACATATGATAGAAAACAGCTCGGAAATTCCGCTGTTCCAGTTTTCCATTGCTTCTTTTGCTTCCATTATTTTCCGTTCTCCTTTCTCCGTTTTCTCTCTTCCGACCACCACATTTGTTCGGCTTCCGTGCCGCCCTTGGATTTATACCACTCGGTGTAGTCCATGACGGGGGTGGTCTCTTTGGTCACATTGTCTCGCTGCATAGCGTTCTGCCGGGGGTACCTGCCCAGCGCAGAGGACAGCACGCAGCGGCAGTGGTAAACCATCTCCGGCGCTGCGTTGGGGTCTCCGGGGCGCTGAATCTCGTAGCCCATGACCTTGAACGGCTCGTCAAGCTCTGCCGTCTGCTGGTCAAGCAGGCGGTGCACTTCACGGGTGCGGTAGTCGTGGGTGGAGTTCCACCGCTTTTTGACCTCGATGCCCAAAGCCTGGGCGTTGTGCATCTGCTGCAAAGCTCCGGCGTTCTGGGCACTGGTAAGGGCTGTGATGGCGTTGTTCATGGCCCAGTGGATCTCTGTATCAGCCATGCCGTTTACGGCCTGCACGGCGATGTCGTGGACGCTCTTGCCCTGCACGATGCCCTGCATGACGTAGCGGTTGAACACCCGGGCGTCATAGTTTCGGTTGCTCTCACTCTTGATACGCTTGTTTGGCACCATCTTGGGGTTCTCCTTCAGCAGGATCTTGACCGCTTCGGTGTTGTACAGGGTCAGCCCGAACGTCACGCCTGCGGCCTGTTCCAGCTCGTAGAAGGCCCAGTTTGCGCCAAAGGAAAAGATGTTGTATTGCTCATCCCGGGCCAGCTTGTAGGCCGTCTGCTGGGCCGTGGTGCAAGTCTGGGTGATGCCGTCCAGCTTGGCCCGCATCAAATCCGATTGAAAGACCTGATTTTGCAGCCAGATGCGGTAATCCTCTTCGGTGATCTCGCCTGCATCCAGCTGCGCCCGCTTGCGCTCGTCCAGCGCTTTGTACTTGGCCAGAAACTCGGTCAGCTGCTCCTGCATCTCCCGGCGGGCGGTGCCGTACACCCGCAAAATACGGCGGCGCAGGCGGTTCAATTGGCGGGTAGAGATGCGGTCACGGTCATTCATTGTTTTTCCCGGCTGGTCCCCATTTGATGTTTCCGAGTTCGTCAACGCCTACTGCGCGGACTTTTGGCTTGTCCCAATCAATCGTGGTCGGCTGCATCAATTCGACTGCATTTGCAAACCGCTTCAAAAGTTTCCTGTCGTTTTCATCCAGCTCAATAACGAACTTGCCGATGATGTTTTCAGCCATCGTCTTCGTCCTCCTTGTCCACGGTCTCCCGTGCTGCGCTCTCAGCCATCAGGGACGCCCGAGCCTTTTCTTTTTGCTCCGGGGTCAGGTTTGGCAGTAGGTCAATGGCCATATCCTGCCCAATGATGGGTGCCTCGGAAATCACCGTTGCCACCTGCTCTGCGGTGTTCACGATCCGGTTCCGGTTGAACGTCGGCGTTGCGCTGCCAAAGCCAGCCAGCGCACAGATTTGACGAACAAAAGGCTTGATCTGGGCCTCGAAGTCGTCTGCGTTCTGGTTCAGGGGCTCATAAGCCGCATCCAGATGGTCGTTTGTGCTGTTTGCGCTGACGCAATGCACGTCCAGGCCGCCGAAGTCCTCATAGACCCGGGTGTGCAGCAGCTCCAGCAGGGTCTGCCTGGCAGTCACCGGCACCTCGCTGGTGTATGGGGTGATCTTGCCGCCCTCGCTTGTGTCCGCACCGGCAATGTGGTACAAATTCAGCTTCGCAAGGAACTCCTGCAGTTCATCATCGGTCATGCCGTTGAAGTTTTCGCACAGCCAGTAGATCTGTGCGCAATCCTGCAAGTCGCTGCAGAAGCCGGACGTCACCAGATCGGTGTTGTCGATGTAGGCTTTCAGGCCTACGAGGGTGCTTTGATGCAGGTCGGAGCCCCACAGCGGAACTACGGGCAGGCTGCTGTAGTTTTCCCCCTCCACGCTTTCCAGCCCGCCGCCGGGGGTGGAGACGGTCACGCTTTTGTACGCCTGCTTCGGAGCCGTCTCCTGAATGGTGCTGCCGATCCTGCTTTCCGTGTACTCGGTGTAGCCGTCCTCTTCGTACAGGACATAGTGCATATCCGTGTCAGGGTTCAGCCTCCAGAACCGCACCCCGGCCCGCATGGAGCCGGAGGTCTCATCGTACAGAGGCGCAAATTCGGTCAGTTTGAACACCACCAGATGGTCGCTGTTCCAAAATCCAAAGCTTTCGCCGTGGATCAGGGCAAAATATCCGGCCTTCTGGATCTGCTCGTCAAATTCAGCCCCCAGTTTTTCTTTGTCCACGTCCTTATCCGCAAAGGTGACGCCGTTGCCCAGGGAGTAGGTGGCACGCTGCTTGTTCAGCCGCCGGAACAGATTGCTCTTGACCATATCGGGCCGGGGTACATCCTGCCTTGTGTTCTTGGAAAGGCGCTTTAGCATCAAAGCGTAAGCTTGGGAAAAGCGTTCCGCGCCCGGGTTTTTCTGGGCGTCGTACAGGTCGGCATCCAGCGCCATCTTATACGGTCCGGAAGCGCAGTGCTGCTGCACGAACCGCCGGACAAAATCAGGCTGTTCCCCGGCGGCTTGCGCCTGCTGAAAGGTCTGGAAGGTGTATACAGTGCTCAAAATCAATCCCTCAGTTTCACAAGGCGCTTTGTGCGCACAAAATATCGGATGGCGTCCATACAGTGGTCGTTGACCTTCAGCACGGCGTCGTCTTTATCCGGGTCCCAAGCGTATACGCCGAACTCTTCCAGCGTGTGCTTGCAGCCCTTGTAGACCTTCAACCGCCCGGTCTGCAGCATGGTCTGCACGTCCAGTATTCCACTCAGGACGTCGTTGTTTGCGGGGGTCTGAGTAAAGCCGTTCTTGCGCAGCTCTGTAATCAGGGGCAGGGCAGAGGGGTCAACGATGATCCTCTCCGGCTTGAGACCATTCAGCCACGCCTTGAGGTCTGCAACATACTCGCCCACGGTCTTTTGCCGCTTCTGTTCGCGGCCGCTGTAGTAGTACTCCCGGGTGACGATCCAGCAGTCTGCATCTGCCTGTTTCTGGAACAGCAAAAAAACCGTTGCGTTCTGGGTGCCGAAGTCACACGCCACATAGGCACTCTTTGGGGACAGTTCCGGCAGCTCATCAAGGACGTGCTTCTTGCGGTCGAACATGTCATATACAAGGCCCTCTGCCACCGTCCACAGGCCCAAAATGTAGCGCTGATAGAAAACGCCGCTGTACTGGCTGCGGTATCTGGCCTTGATGTCCTCGGAAAGCGACAAGTTGTCGTCCATCGTAAAGTGGAGGTACATCATCTTGCGGGAACGGCATTTCCGCACCCACTCGAGATAAAACCAATGCTGTGGGCTGCCCGGGTTGCAGTTGAACCAGAATTTTGACCCGGTGACGGAGCAGCGGGCTGTGGCCTGATTGACGAAGCTCTGCGGCATCAGGGCCACCTCGTCAAAGAATGCCCCAGCCAGCGTGATGCCCTGGATCAGGTCTTGGCTGCTCTCGTCTTTGCCGCCGAAAAAGTAAAACTCGTTTGTTCTGCCGCCCTTGCTGACGGTCATGCAGTTTTCTGCCCGATGCTCCTTGACGTTGTAGCCACGGGCTGCAAGCTGCTGCTTGAGTGTGCCCAGCACGTTGCGCCGGAAGCTGGCGATGGTCTTTCCGCACATGGCAAACTGCTGGCCGCTGTAGCAGGTCATAGCCCACTGGACAAAAGAAAAGCCCATGGCAAATGTCTTGCCCGAGCGGATAGCGCCATCGGCAATAATGCCGTTGTAACCGCTGTATGCGCTCTGCGGTGTCCACCAGCTCAAGACCTGCTTTTGCCGCTGGCTGAGGGCTTTCCAGCGAAAGCCGTTACTTTTCCGCATTGTCGTCCTCTTCCTCTGGAAGCATCTCCACGTCATCCGGCGGGCTGAGGTCTGCGGCAGCGTTCAGGGCATCAAGCAGGCCATCATCGTCATGCTCTTCTACTCTCGTTCCTTCTGGCACACCTGCCCACTTGTCAGGCCGCCGGTTTTTCAACCAGAATATCTGAGCCGTCACGTTGGCTGGAACGACGACCTGCTCTTCCGCATATTCAATGCGCTCTTCTTCCAGCCTCTTTTTCCCGTCTACTTTGACTGTTTTCAGCTTAAATGGCTTCTTGACGGTCACGGTTCGGGTCTTGCAGCTTTCGAACAGCTCATTCTCCACAATGTAGTCTGCGACGTCCTTGCCCTTTTTTAGCGCTTCCGAAAATTCGGGAAATTTGTTTTTCCATTCGCAGAGGGTCGATACTGAGCAGCCTATATTTTCGGCAATCTGCTTGTCTTTGAGGCCGTCTCTAGCCCACCCACGAAGCAGCGTCAGCCCTTCAGGCTCTAGCCACTGCTCAAACTTACCTTTGCGGCCAATCTCAGTTCACCTCTTTTTCAAGTACAGCCTTTTCTCCAGTGAGGTCTTCCCATCGCTTGACAATAACATCAACGTACTTCGGGTCGTACTCCATGATGTAGGCTGTTCTTCCGTTCTGTTCGCAGGCAATCAATGTTGTCCCGCTTCCTCCAAACAGGTCAAGGACAATATTCCCGTTTTCTGTGTTGTTCTTGATTTGATAATCAAAAAGCGCAACCGGTTTCATCGTTGGGTGCAGTTCACTTTTAACCGGTCTGTCAAAATCAAGAACTGTTGTCTGTTTCCTGTCGCTTGTCCATAGATGCCCTGCGCCATCTTTCCACCCATACAGGCAAGGCTCATGCTTCCACTGGTAATCCTGCCGTCCAAGCACCATGCTGTTCTTCACCCAAATGAGCGTCTCCCGAATCTCCCATCCTGTCTGCTTGCACGCCTGCCGGAAAATAAGTCCTTTGCTGTCTGCGTGCCAAATGTAAAACACCGCACCAGGTCTCATCACGCCATCAGCTGCAGCAAATGCTTTTGACAGAAACTCCAAGAATTCATCTTCGGCCAACGAATCGTTTTGAATTCGCAGATTTTCACTCGTTTTGCCGACATAACTCACTCCGTAAGGCGGATCCGTGAGCAACATATCTGCCTGCGCCCCCCCTATAAGGGTTTTGACGCTTTCTGCATTCGTGCTGTCCCCGCACATAACGCGATGCCTGCCGCACTTCCAGATATCACCCAGCTTTGCCTTTGGAGGTGCGGCTTCGTCAACTTCTGGAGCCTCATCCTCAGTAACCTGCGTTTCTTTGCTGTCACCAGCAGGAATGTCAAAATCAAAGTCAAAGTCCCCAAAGTCAACTTCTGCCAGTTCTTGTTCAAGTTTTCCGAAATCCCACCCGGACATTTCACCGGTCTTGTTGGCGAGGATACGGTATTTCTGCTTCTGTTCTTCGGTCAACCCTGTGTATCGTACAACGTCAGCCATGTCCACATGGAGTTGCATCAGAGCAAGGCGGCGGGTATGGCCGCTCAGAATGACGTTGTTTTCGTCCACCTCGATGGGGTCAAGTGCGCTGCACTGGCGCATACTTTCCGCGCAGGCGTTCACGGCTTCCGGGGATATCACGCGCGGGTTGTTCTCGTATGGAACCAGATCTGCGACCGGCATTTTCAGCAACTCTTTCTGAATCATCATTTCCTCCCAACAACAAGAACAGACAAAAAAAGCAGTCACATTTTGTGACTGCTCACGAAGGTCAAAATATAAGCAGCACCCGTGCATTCAGTTCGTTGGACATGCGTCAAACGGTGGGCACTGCTGCATCTGAAACTTACGCGGTCAGATGCCCCGCGTGCTGCGCGGCCCCCTCACAGGGCACGCAGATGGCATTCCCGGCAGGACTTAAACCTGCAGCCTGCGGTTTTGGAGACCGCTGCTCCATCACTTAAGCTACGGGAATATAAAAAGCCGCCCTTGGAATCGAACCAGCCGTGTCTACACACACGCGCCACGCTCCATACTGCGTTCAGGCGGCCATATAGAAGCAGCCCGCGAAACGGTGAAGGGGAGCGGGGCAAAGCATGAAACCCGCCGGGAAGGCCGTTCCGGAGACTGCGTGCATCGGTCAGCCTTTCGGCTTTGCCGATGGTACCATGATAATCCTTGAGCCGATTAGAAGTAAATCCCAAGGCGTGTCAAAATAAACCGCAGTTTTGTTGTGTAAAATGTACAAATCACCCGAGATTCAGTTCCGTGGTGATCTCAGCCAGCTGCTCAAGTCCGTCAGAAACCGCCTGAGAGACCTGGCACGGCTTTGAATAGCCCACGATCCGGGCAATTTTTGCCTGCCTTTTTCCTTCCACAAAATACAGGATCAGGCAGCGGCTGCGCTTGATGGACGCCGGGTCTGCATGGAGCATGTAGGCCACTTCAATGGCTTTCTTCTGCATCTCGGCATACTGGCATTTCAGCTCGTGCAGATGCTGCTCGGCATCCATGGCGGCGTCGCTGTTCCGGCCTACCTTGTCGCTGGTTCCGGAGCGCCCCGGCGCGCCGGACGTGCCTGACGTGGTCGTGGTGGCGGCATTCCGCAGGCTTGCAATGTGCTCCTGCTGCTGGCAGATCAGTGCCCGCATTTTCGGCAGGCGTTCAAACCAGACCCGCAGCTCCTTTACGCTGGCCGGTTCGCCCGGCTTTGGCGCATCACTTTCAGGTGTCCATCTGCGGATCATACAGCGCCTCCTTCGACGTAAATGCATATTGCGAGCATGATCCAGCACGCGATAAGCGCAACCAGCCACAAAAATACCATGTGTTCACTTTCAACCGCCCATTTAATAAAGCGTGCACCCAACGCAAAAATAATCGCGCCCGTGCCAAGTATGCAAAGCGAATATAATGCAGCAAGCCAAATATTCATTTTACTCCTCCATTTCTTCAATCCAGATCTCCACTCTGGGCTTTTGCTTGTCGTAGTCCACCCGGCTACCATCGTGGGCGGCAACGATCTTGCTGTTGTCGTCCTCCAGCACCCGGGCTTTTACCAGGATGTCCGTGGTCGCCTCGATGAGGTTTGCCAGATCGACCCGGCGGGCGGTCTTCATGTAGTACACGCACCTCACGTTCACGCGGGCAGAGATGGGGCTGTGCGGCCTGTTGATTTGCCGCAGGCAGTCGGTCTCGTAATCCACGTAGGCCTTGCTGGGAGCCACGAATGGAGTCCCGGAGCGTGTGCGGAGAATGCGTGCAGAATTTTTCTTTGTGCGTGGTTCGCCGTAAATAAGAAGATGCATCTTCGATTACTCCTCCGCCGGCGGCTCAGGCAGCGGCATCCAGTGGGTGACTTCATAAAAATTCCCGCTCCCGTCATGCCACAGGTTTTTACCACGTCCGCAATCACGCACAAAGTACGCTTCAAAAACGAAGTTCCCATTTTTGCTAACAGCAAGGAAATCATCGCCTTCGTCGGCATTGGGCAACCTGTCCTTGGTGCTGATCCACTGCGGTCGCAGCGTTTCCGGGTCGATGGTGTCACAGCTTTCGACCACTTTTTTCACGTCTTTAAAAAGCTCCTGCTTTTTATAAACCATGTTAATCTGTCGATTTCCTTCTGCCGCAGCCATCGCGAGATTCCATTCTCTATAACACTTGTCCGCATTTTCAATTGCTACATTTGCATCAATCAATCGTTTATCGCTCATAGTTTTCCTCCTGTAAAATCATCTACGGTCATCTGCACGGACTGCTCCGGCACATCTTCCCAGCCTATGCCGATGTAGTCCAGAACTCGGCCCCAGCCGTACCAATCGCCGTTTTCATCCATAATCTCCTGTACGGTTTTCATTTTTACCCCCACTGTTTAGCCATTGCTTTTGCAATGCCTGGAAAAGTTTTGCTACGTTCTTTTGAGTGGCCGCGTCCCATCCAATGATTCTTTTCTCGCAATTTTGGCGGTAACGTCATCATGTAGTCGTACACATTGTCAGTTTCCTCCAAGACGACAAGGTTTTTAAGCCATAGGCAAGTTTTCTTTTGCTCCGGGTGTCCAAACTGCCAAGGATTGATAATCTGATCCGGCTTTCGGTATAGCGTAGACATCACGCACACAGGATTTTCAACCGCTATATGCGGGACATCCGCTTCAATAAATTTCATAAAGAATGCAGCAGCTTCATAGCGTAAGCTGAGTGGTTTTTTCCCCTCCGTGAACCACCGCGCGCCAGAAACAGCTAGGTGTGTGCAAGGCGGGTGTGCAATGAGCAAGTCCCACTTGCCAACGTCATGCGTTACGCCGTCCATCGTCACGACTTGCCCCCCCTCCAGAGCCTTGAGCGCATCCCCAAGAATGTGCCATTCAGGATGCCCGCCGGACGGCTCAATCAGGTCGCACGAGTAGGCTTCATGCCCACGGGCACGGAACGCTTTGCACACTTCCTGCGATTCCTCGCAGGCAATCAGTACTTTCAATGCTTTCTTCCTCCCATCCATCCCTCTTTGTTGAAGTCGTTGCGGCTGATCCGCTCCGCCGCGTGGTTACCGTTGGTGTAGATGCGCTGCGCTTTCAGCTGACGCTTGTACTCGGCGTACTTCGGGCAGCTGTCGTGACAGATCGGGTGCCGGTCGGGGCAGTCTTTGCAGGGTTCAAGTTTTACCATCGGTCTGCACCCCGCTGTTCTCCTTGAGCATGTAACCAATGTGGTTCAGTGTGGTATCCAGCACCTGAACCGTTTGCTCTGCCCTGATTGCGTACGAGTACCCCCAATTTCCGCTCCCGTCCAGCCCGTCTTTCCAGTCGGTCAGGTACTTTTTCATAGATTCCGCGTCAATCACAGGCACTGCCGGTTCATCTTCCAGCACATCCATCGCGTCCATAATCTGACACGCGCGGCATCTTACGCCGTTGTAATTTTCGCAGCCACAGCAATATGCTGCTTTGATTTTTGCGATGGCTTTTTCGCGGTCGATATATTCGCTCATTTTTCAATCTCCTTCCTTGTCAGCTCGCTCACTCGCAGCCTTGCAGCTTCACGTGGGGCAGTTGTGATATCGGCCTGAGCCTGCTTTAAGAATTCGGCACGGCGGTATGTGAGGTCCGGCATTTCAGCCAGCTCTGCAAGCCCTCCCACGCTCCCGGCATAGGATTTTGCCGCCGGGGGGAGTTGGTCATACAGGGCTTTCAGCTCTTTCTGTCCGTCACTACGCAGCAGCCCGCCCTTTTCATCAATGCCGGTCACCATCGGGAACTTGCGCCAGCTCAAAAATGTCTGTGCCTTGCGTGCCGCTACAGCCAGAGCTTCCCATTCAGCGGACGGGTCAAGACACTGGGAAAGCTGCTTGAAGATGTCGGCCACCGTGACCGGATAAACGCATACCCGGTTTGCCGCCAGAAAAGCCCGCTTGACAGTATCGCCGTCATAGTCGCCAAACTGGTACGTCCACACGTCAATGGTGGTCTGCATCTCCTCATCGGTCAGAGGCTTAGAACCCAGTTTGTACAGCACAAAATTCATTCGGATCAGCTTTGCCACGTCTTCCCGCGTCATGTCTCAAACCCTCTTTCTCTGTCCATCTTCGCCAGTACCCGGGCAAGCTGGTCATCTACGGTCTCGGTTGGCTGCTTGCCTCGAGGTCTTGCTTGTCGGCTTTGTTCGTTGGCTTCCACATCCCCCGGTGTGCGCAGGCCGTCCCGTTTCCAGCCGGACAGTATGCCGTTGATGTAGTTCCATGAGCGCTTTCCGGCTTCTGTGGCCTTGTCAATCGCCAGCAGGATCATCTCTGTGCTGTACTCCTGCCTCCACTTCTGCAGCTTGTCCAGCGCAGAGCGTGGGAAGTCCCCGACGGCCTGCTGATAATGCTGGACGATCTTGGAAAGTTCTACGTCAACGGCGGCGTGGGCGGCGCTATTATATATATCCCCGTTAGGGGATATAACAGTTCCAGTAACAGTATCAGTTCCAGTAACAGTATCAGTTCCAGTAACAGTATCAGTTCCAGTAACAGTATCAGTTCCAGTAACAGTATCATTATAGCTACCACTTGCTTGCACTTGGTAGCATGTGCTAGCATGTGCTGAGTTTGCTTGCATTTGAGCTGCACGGGCTTTTCCGGCTTCACGGCGCTTTTGCTTGACGTTCTCGTACTTTTCCGTAGCAGAATCCACTCCATTGCACATGAAACGGAAGTTCCCACGCATTCCACGGTCGGAAAACGTTGGATTCTCACCAGTGCGGACGTGTTTCGCCAAAGCTCGCATCAGCTGTCCGACTTCGGCATCCGTGTACTCTTCCAGCGCGTCAAACCAATCCAGATACACGACAAACGACTTTTTTTCTTCTTTTGCCACTTGCTCACCTCCTTTGCACGCCCGTATAGCCGGATAGCACAGCTTGCGAAATCAGAAGGGAAGATCTTCTGCGTCTTCGTTGATGGGGTCATACTCGGTAGATGGAGCCGGTTCAGGCGCGACAGTGCTGTGCGGTGCGTAATCCGCAAGCGTTTCACAGGGGTACATCTGCGCGCCCTGCAGGCCTGCCGGTTCTGCAGGTTCCAGCGGCGGGCCGGGCTGTGCCATCAGGTCGATCATCTGCTGCAGCCAGCGGAATGTCACCAGCCCACCGGGCTGAACATCATCCGCGTCCACGTCGTAATAGACCTTGCCGTTATACTCCCGCTCTTTCAGCTTTTGCGCAAAAACTGTGACCTGATCGCCTTTCTGCAGCATCCCATCCCACTGGTCGATGCCGTGCCAGAGGTTCACACCCACAAAGAAGCTCTGCCATTTTCCGGTCTCGTCCTGTGTGCGGCTGGCTTTCAGGTCGAATTTCAGCACCCGCTTTTGACCGGCATCCCGGATCACCGGGTCTTTGGCGATCTCACCGTGCAGCATGATGCCGTTCTTGGTCTGGACGATCATGCATCATCACCGCCAAACGGATCATCGGCGTTTTCCTCTGCAGAGGGTGCATCCGGGGCAGGGACCAGGGTGCCTGCCGTCTTGCGGTGGCGGTGGGAGCCTGCGTAAGGATCCAGCACCGGCAGCTCTTCAGGCGACACCTCGCGGGCGGTGCTTTCGGCATCCACACGCACCTCGCATTCATCGTACAGAGCGCCGAAGGTAGACGGGAACGCCTCACGCAAAGCGTGCACCAGCGCCACCTTGCGGATCATGGTAGCCTTTTTGCCATTCCAAAGAGACTTTCCGGTGTCGTATTCGCTGAGCTTGACTTCCTCGTAGCTGGCGCGGGTACGGTCCTTACGGTAGACCTTCGCCCAGCCGCCGAGAAGGGTCTCGCCGCCGTCTCCATCATAGACAATGGAACCCTCACGGTTCAGCAGCTGGCCATCTGCGGTCAGGACGATCACGCCAGCTTCAAAGCCGTCAAAGTTGGGGTTGCGCTCGGCCATCTGCATGTAGCAGTTCTTGCCCAGCACGATGGTGCTGGCGGTGTCATCGTTCTTGTTGTCGTAGTGGATCAGGTAAGCCTCTTTGGTAAATGGGTTCAGCTTGTACTGCTTGCATGTCTCCAGAAAGATTTTGCATTCAGAATCGGTGGCCTTGGGGCAGATGAAGTTGCGCACGTCGCCAAAACTCACGGTAAAGTGCTGGCCATCGGCAGCCGTGATCTCCACCGGAACGGACGGGGATGCGGCCTGCATAGCAGTGCTGCCTGCACGGTTGGCGTTCTGGACGGAACGGTTTGCCAGAGACTGTGCGTTTGAAACGGACGAAGTAGGCGCGGGTGCGCCGGAACGAGTAAGTGCCATAAGTAAATACCTCCAAGATTATTTGATAGAACCATAGCGGAAACCGCGCTCTGCGGCTCCCTGCTTGAACCATGCGATATCCTCGCGGGTGAACTCTACCCAGAAACGATACTGCTTGCGGGCAGGAGCTTCCGGCTGGGCAGGCTCTGCGAATTTCTGAAGCATGCTGAAATCCAACCTGCCATCCGGCGTGATGACTGCATTGGCCTGTGCCATTTGAACCGATTCTGCGGCGATCTGACGTTCTTCATCGGTCGGAGGGATAATGACCGGTGCAGCCGCCTGCGCACTCTCTGCGGCCATTCTCTCGGCTTCTGCGCGGCGCTGTGCGTCCCGGGCATTCTGGCGGCGGCTGTGCTCCACAAGGGCAGCGTTCAGGTTCAGCTCACGCAGATACTCCGTGATGCAAGCTTCGGCATCCTCGCCGCAGGTCTCCCGGATGAGCCGCAGCTCCTCCCGCCGGGTCTCCACGCTCTTGCGCAACTCCCGGCTGGCCTTTGCCAGATCATAGGTCTTGTTGAGCCACTGGGGCACAAGCAGGCAGTCAAAGGGGATCATCTCCCTCAGCTCGCCGATGCAGTCGGTATAGACAGCTCGAAGGGCGTCGGCCTTATCCTTCCGTTCGGCTTCCTCCACAGCCTTGACCTGCTGGTCAATGGCACCGGAGACGGCCTTACACTGGCCCTGCATCTGCTTGGCGCTCTGCAAGAACTCTTCCAACGGCTTCATGTAAAAGGCCTTTGCGCTGCGGGCAGCGTCACTGAGCTGCTTGTCCAGCTTGTTCACGGCGGCGCGGTCGGCCTTGGCATCCTTGATGGTCTCCGGGGTGTAGACGCGGCCGGTGTAGGCGGCCAGCATCTCGGTCAGGTTCTGCTGCACCTCAGCTTCATTCCACCGGATCGCGGGCAGTTCCGGGTGCTCGACCCGGACGGTCAATTCTTCTTGCATAAATATTCACCACCTCTGATAAACTCTCTCACCATCGTTGTTATATACGATGTAAGTATTGCGGGGATAGCCTTGCGCGTGTTCCTTTTCAGACAGTGCATCCGCCTGTCGGACCAGCTCTCCCACTGTCTGCGCAGAGCGCCTCTCTAAAAGTTTCGGCGGGTTTTCAAGCCCGTCATAGATCTGCATAAGTGCCACTTGTAAAACCTCCTGTTTTGTGTTATTTTTGTGGTGATGGGCGGCGAGACTCATCACCCTTTGGGCTTGTCCGTGTTGGCGCACGGGCAGGTTCTTCTTTTTTTGCGTCATACACGGTGTACCACATGACATGGTGGACAGTGTCAGGCATACGTGACCTCCCCAGATTCCTCTTGCAACATCTCCCGCGCGTTGTCCATTTCTTCGGCGCACATCTCCCAGACGTTTGCCCGCGCGGAGTATTCGGCTCTGACAACAATGTCATCTGATGCTTCGGCTTCTCGCCTGCAGCGTTCGGCAAGCCGCGTGTAGGATTTGACTTTGCCCTCAACGTACTCTTTGGCCGTCATCATGCCCCACGCTCCTGATTCTCCGGGTATTCCGGGTTGCGGGCGTGGGCACGGTTGATTTTGCCGTACTTGCGCCGCTTTGCGGCTCTCTCCCTGTCCTCTGCGGCAAAGCCCAGACGAGCCAGCAGAACGGCGGCCAAAATCAGCACCAGCGACACCGCAAACAGTGTGCTGGAGATATATCCGGTGGTCTGCGCGGTGCCCTCTGCACCCATAGCTGCGCCCATTCCAACGCCGCCAAAAACGACAGCCAACCAGTAGTAAGTAGTAGATTTGAGTTTCATTCTTTCGGATCCTCCTTTGTATAAACCTTTTCGAGCTTGTAAAAATCCTTCACCCACTCCATAAACCTGGCGCGGGAGATGTCAGGGCAAGGCTCTTTTGTTCCTACGGACGGCTTTGACCACTCCGGGAAAATTCCCGCCTGGATCTGCGCTCCCAAGACCTTTTCGGTCTTTGAGATGTTGTTGTCCCGAAGGATCTGGACGCATTCTGCAATTCCCATGCTAGGCTTCACTGCCGCACCCCTCCTTTTTTTCTCTCAGCTGCCGCTTCATCTGGATGTGCTCCAACCGTTCCGGCTGTCTTGCGTCCCAGCGCTTTTCGAGCCAGCGCTTGTTGTAATGCTTCTTCACGGTTCAGCCTCCAAAAACTCACCATTTTTGAGTGTGTACCAGACGTTTTCTTTGATGTGGGCGCCGTCTACTTTTGCCATCTTTGCCCACAGCATATTGCCGCCATCGTCGTACTCGGTCAGCACCAGATAGCAGCCCAGTGCGCCGCACGCCTTACCGCAAGCACCGTTTACAACGGCAATGCTATCTTTTCCGTCCGCTTTTGCGCTGCAATGAGCCCCAGTGGCTGCCGCCGTACTGTAATCGCCGCTCGAACCAGCCGTACTGTAATCGCCGCTGGAAAAAGGTTCTTTGCCCTTCACCTGATTAAAAACGGCATTCACCGTAGCTTTTACCAGCCCTGCAAAATTCACATCACCTTTCACTGTCAGCTCAGTGCAGGCCAGCTTACTGTCCTCTCCGCTTTTATCCACGTTCCCGCCGCACTCTACCTCAAAAAAGCGCGGGCTGTCCCTCAGCGGGTAGTAGCGCAGCACATCCAGCGGGTTCTCGCAGGCGTGCATACCAGCGTGGCAGCAGTCGGCCTTGTCCTCATGGTAGGTCTTGCCCACCTCATACTGCTTGCCACGGCACATCATGTTTTTGTTCATGGCCTTGTAGGCGATGATTTTCTCACTCATGGGTGTCCTCCTTTCTATCAATGTCGCAGCACAACATTGGACGAATGAACCAGATAGGTCACACCGTCAATCACAACCTGAAGCTGGTCGCCTTCATAGTCGCACCAGCTTTCGACCTTGCCCTCGACAATCGTTCCGTCAGGCATTTTCAGCTGCGCCCAGTTGTATTCATAAGTCAAATCGACGACCTGCTTATTGCATCCGGCCATCAGCAAAGCGCTTGCCAATACGGACGCTACGCCAACAATAATTTTTTTCATGCTCGTTTCTCCTTTTAATAAAATGTTTAATAAAATGTCTTTTCTTTGCTGTGCCGTCGCAACGCAACGCCTGACCGCTCTTTGCCATGCCATCGCTGCGCAAATCACGGCATTTCTTCTCTCTGCCATGCCAATGCATCCGAAGCAAAGCCTTGCCGCAGCGAATCGTTACGGTGCACCACTTTTCCTTCGCAAATCACATCAGCGCTTTTCTCTGCCATTCCTTCGCCTCGCATTGCTTCACCGTGCCTTTGCTTCTCGGTGCCGTGCCATGCCTTGCTCAGCCTCTCCATGCTCTGCTTCGCTTTTCCTTCGCCTTGCCTGTCTGTGCTTCTCAGTGCCGCTGCGATGCGGTAGGTCGCAACACGCTGCCACTGCACAGCAGTTCACCTCATAGCCTTTGCCAAACGTCGCTGCGCTTTGCTTCTCCAAGCCAGGCCTTGCCTTTGCTTCGCAAAACGTCGCTCTACCTCGCCTTGCCTTTGCGAATCCGGGCCGTCAATGCCATGCCGTTGCTCTCAGGCATTCACCTCATAAGCGGTGTAGGTAAAGCGGCCCTTTCCGCTGTTGCGCCACTGGCCGATGCCGCGCAGAATGCCATAATCCAGCCACTCACGCACAACCTTTTCGTGGCTGTCGTCAAGGAGGATCACGTCAAACTCGCAGGTGCTGCCCGCCGGGATTTCCTCGCTGTTGGCAAGGCTCACGCGCTCGCCCTGTGCGGTCTGGGCACGGAGCGGGCGCTGGCAGTCGGTAATCTCACCGTTCACGTGAATGGGAATCATGCGGGGCTGAACGAAGATCAGGCCGTCAATGACCTTCTTGTAAGCAGTCAGCTTGCCGCTTTCGTTCACGGCCTTCTTCTTGCCAGTCTCGGTCTTGCCGCCGATGCGGGAAAGCATGCCGCAAGCATCCTTAAACATGCCTTTAATCTGGTAATCGTAAAAGATCGGATTGCCGTCCGGGTCACGCGGGAAAACGGTCATGCCCTTGTCAGCTACCGCATCGGGGCCAAGAGCCGCCACTTCATCTTCGATGGTTGCAGCATCCGGGCTCTTACTGGCGATGAACTCCCGGGCCACATTGGGGTTTGCGGGCCAGGTGCCCAGCACTGGCTCAATAAACGTAGCTTTCACATGCAGTTTTTTCATAATAGTAACCTCCAAAATATATTGCTTACGCCACCCCGTCCTGGTTGTTCTGCTGGGCGGCAAGCTCCATCTGCTCCACGCTCTGCCTGCGCTCCACACTGGGCAGCATTCCCACGGCCTTGAGCTGCTCATAGATAAACCGCTGCCCCGCTTCCGTCCATACGGTGGTGTTCTTGGTGTCCCACTCGCCGGTGCTCTTGTGCTGGAACGGCGTGGATTTGCGGTTTTTGGTGTAACCCTTGCCGCAATACTTGGCGTATAGCACCCACTGGCCGTCGCTGGTCTTGTACTGGATCTTCAGGCCGTGAAGGATGCTGTTGAGCTTCTCGGAGCTCAGGCCGTAATCCTTGGCAAGGCTGGTAGTGGTGCGGCAGTTCTTGCCCACGCACACCGCCCGGGCATACTCTGCATCCGGCTTCAGGTCGTTGTTCTCTGCCAGCAGGCTGCGGTTCACGCTTTGCAGTTCTTTCACTTTGTGGTCTGCAATAAGCACCGCCCGGCGCATGACCGCTTCCGGGCTGTTCCACTGCGCCTCCACGGCCAAGAAATACTGCCGGGCCTGCTTACCACGCTCGTTGCGCTGGATCATACACAGCTCCTTCGCCATCGGGATGGTGAGCTGGTGGTCATCAACTGTGCGGCTGACCATCCGCCCGCCCTCATCATGAACCCGCTCAATTCTGAGCGGGTTGAAGTCCTCGCCCTCGGTAAAGCCGTACTCGCACATCCGGGGAAACCAGTCCTTGTAGGCCGTCTTGATCTCCAAGAAGTCGTGTAGCTCCCGACCGCTCACAGTGGGGCGCTCCGGGTTGTCGTAGTTGATGGGTATAAGGCTGTTCATGCGGTCTTACCTCCTTCATCATCTGCCAGCAGCGCCGTGACCGGCACCCGGAAATACTTCGCAACCTTGAGCAGCTGCGAGATACTGGGGCCGTAAATCGAGCGCTCCCACTTCCCGATTGCGCCGTTGCTCAGGCCTGCCGCCGCCTCCAGATCGGTGCGGCTCAGTCCGTGCAACTTGCAAAACTGGTCGATTTTTGAAACATTCACTAGCAATTCTCCTTTCCGGGCTTGAAAATCACTAGAAAATATGCTACTATGTATTTGCAAGGTACAAAGTGAATAAAATCTAGCATTTGCCCGATATAATAGTATCGAGGGCTTTTGGTTTTTGTTTGCCCTGTGCCTAGTATTATACTAGATAAAATTCTAGATATCAATAGATAATTTGGATTTTCTAGAATTTTATCTAGACGCACAGTTTTTGGAGGTGCTTTTTGTGGGAAATATTCAAACCGTCAAAAAGATCTCCAAAGAAAAAGGCATTTCGTTGGCTTTTGTATGCAGACAGATTGGAAGAAGTCACGGATATCTCGCAGAAATCGCAAACAGAGACGGTAACGTTCCCGAAAAAATGCTAGGCCCCATTGCAAACGCCTTGGGCGTAACAGTCGAAGAACTCACCGGCGAAGGGCAAAAAGAAAAGCCCAATACCTTAGATGGCATTGAGCTTGAAAAATTGTCACCAGCCCGCCGGGCGCTGCTGGAAGCGCTGGAGGGCATGGATGACGAAAACATTATGAAAATTGTTCGGATTGCTCAGGCAGTTAAAAAGGAGTTGCCGGAATGAGCTTGCATCTTGATCGGAAGGAACTGAAACTGTTGCGGGCCTTGGATAAAGCATATCCTGGCGGAATAGAGCGCACTTCGGATCTGCTGGAATCATCCAGCAGGTTGGAAGATATGGGGCTTGCAGAGGTCTCAACAGTCGGCGCGTTCAAATCCGGTGTCAGAATCACGACGGCAGGCAAACAATATGTCCGGGAGGAAAAAGCAAACCGGCGCTCCCTCTTGGGCAAGATAGCTGTTGGAATCGTCACTTTGATTCTGATTCCGGTTCTGGTAAATCTGGTTTCTGATTATGTTCTGCCTGCTTTTTTTCAGGCAAAAGCCAGCTGACCCATCCAAACAGGTCATCCCGGAAAAATCGCCAGATTCGATGCTGGTTTTTGGGCTTGTACCAGTTTCCGTTCTCGTCCTGCTTTAAAATGTTCAGTCTACAATACAGCATAAAACCTCCGAATGACTTCTTGAAGCTGGTTTTCGGATAACGAAAGAATCTCACTGATGGCAAGATGCACAAGCTTGTCGTGCGACTCTTTTTCTTCTAGTATATCATGTTTTGCAAACTTTGTGCTATTTTCTTGCACTTTCTTTTCCTCCTTTGGCAAAGCTCTTTGATAATTTTGTTTTATGGCAGCTGGTTGGCTGCTCATTTTTGTTTATGAGGTGGTTATCATGAAAAAGAAACTGATTGCACTTGCTCTGACACTATGCACATTGTTACTCTTTTCAATGGCGGCGGTTGCGGCAAAACCGTCCGTAGAGCTTACGGATGTATATTTTTCTGTAAACTCCGCAAATGGTGTGACACCGACCATCTGTTTCCGAAACAATTCCGGCAAAACCATCAAATATGTAACGTTCACTCTTGTACCCATGAACGCGGTTGGAGATAAGGTGTCTTGCTCCATTCGCGGTTATTCTGCTACACAGGCACGTCTTGTAGGCCCGATTTACCCAACATCCTTAAACACTTCCGGCATCATTGGAACGTTTGATGATAGCACGAAGCGTGGCACTCCATTTTCACAGCAAACGCAACTTACAACGGACTATTATGTTTATGTTGGAGAGCGACATAATAACAAAATTTTGCTTGATAAGTACGGCAACCCATATTACTGGAATGCGTATTATAGCGATGGCTTAAAATATGGTGATCCTTTGACGTACCTTTCTGAATCTGAAATTCAGAACGCTGTTTATGACACGGCTGTTGAATGGGATTGCCTGTGGTACAATGGAACTATCGAAGAAATTGCCGTTACTCAAGCTGTTGTTGAGTACATGGATGGCAGCAAGGAGACCATTTCCCAGAAAGCTTTGTACTCCGGAAACTTCCGCAAAGAGCCTGATTATATCCCTTATTTTGCTATGCTTAAAGCATACAGCCCTGTTTACAATTTTGAATATTACAAAGCAAACAACGCCGATCTGGCCGCTTTGTACGGGGACAACGAATGGAAATATCTCGAGCACTTTGTGACCAGCGGCATGAAAGAGGGCCGTCAGGGTAGTGCCGAATTTAACCTCGCCGCGTACAAAGCAAATAATGCCGATCTGGTTGCAGCTTTTGGCGATAACAATCAAAAATACTACGAGCATTATCTGAACTCGGGTAAAGCTGAGGGCCGTAAAGCTGCGTAAATCTGTTTACAACCGCATTATACAACTGCATGTTGTTGCAGTCAATGGGTTTGCCCATCACTCTTTTTGATGGGTTGCATCAAATTGTTGCAATTTTTGCAATAATTCTCCTGCTCCAGTCTCTGCGCCGCCGGGTGTTTTGGCCGTCATATGTAATGCGTGCAGTGTATTGATCTTGCGGGCGGCGTACATGGTGGCAAGGGCTTGCTGCTCCGGGGTCATATCAACGTAGCAGGCAAGCGCGGCGCGGATGTGCGTGCAAAAGTGGTTCATCTTCTCCATAGTCAGTCCTCCCAAGGCTGTGGTGTGCGGTCGGTTCCGGTCAAAACGGTGGCGGGAATACCGTCGATGATGGTCATTTCGGTTTCTTTACCATTTCTTTGCTCAAAATCCATTTTGTTTTCCCCTTTCTTTTGTGCACATTTATGTCTTATGTTCCAAATTCTACCATGCGCCGTTGGAAAACAAAATACGGATATTTTTTGTCGAATGGCGCAGATTTTTTCTGCGCCATTTTCTGTTAAAAACACGTTGGTTTTACGGGGGCGAAAGTATGAGTTATTTTACGGCAACCCAGATTGGAAAAGCGCTTGCAAAGGCCAGGGTATCTGCCGGCCTGAGCCAAGTGGAGATCGCAAGGCTCATCGAGAAGGGTGAGAGGACGGTACAGAGCTGGGAAAAAGGCTGCACTAGCCCGGACAGTGACGAGGTCATGGATTGGTGCACAGCATGTGGGGTGTCCCCCATCACCGTGTTTATGGAGATGCTGCACCCAGATCTGTATGCGGTTTCCGACAGCGAAAGGCTGGAAGATTCTGTAGATTGGGAGCTGCATCTGCTGATGAGGGCTCTGCCGCCCATCACAAAGCGACTGTTGCTTTTCATTCTGAAGGGCCGACACGGCAGCAGTCCGCCTGCGGTGATCTCCGAGATGGCAGCAAACCTGCACTGCCCACTCAACAACCGGGTCAGCGTGTGCGGGACCATCATAGACCAATACAGCTTTGCCCAGAGCATGGGCCTAGACCCATGCCCGGACGCTCCGCATCCTCCCATTGACGACCTGAAGATCAACTACAGGGCCGGAAGGGCCGCTGCTGAAAATGGTGCCTTCGGATATATCGGGCAGAAAAAGGAGTAAGCCATGAAATGCGTGAGACCATGCTGCCGGAAAGAGATCCCGGATGGTGCTTCTTTTTGTCCGTGGTGCGGAAAGAAACAGCCGGAAGCCGCCCCGCAGCAAAGAAAAAAGCGCCGCCGTCCAAAGGGCAGCGGCAGCGTGTATAAGCTGAGTGGGACGCGGGCAAGACCGTATGTTGCACTCACAGCCCGCAGGGATGTTCTGGGCACGTTTGAAACGGCAGGCGAAGCAGTACAAGCGCTGGACGCTTACAACGCCCAGAACACCCCCGCAGCGCGTCTAAAATGCACCTTTGCGGATGCCTATGCCCAATGGAGAGCGCAGCCAAAATTTGAAAAGCTCAGCACGGACATGCAAAAGGGGTACGAGCTGGCTTATGCAAAGGCTGCGCCGCTATACGACCGACAATTGCGGGACTTAAAAGCGGCAGATTATCAACAGGTCATTGACGCAATGGTGGAAAAAGGGCTCTCCCGAAGCTCCTGTGAAAAACAGCGCACGCTTTTTAGCCAGATCTGCGAGTGGGCAATGGCGCAGGACATCATAAACAAAAATTATGCCATGCTACTGCAGCTCCCGGCGGCTACAGGAAAAGCGGAGCGCACTCTGACTGCAGCCGAGATAGAGCAGATCAGCATCTACCAGAATGACCCAAAATTCGGGCAGACGGCTCAGATCGCCATGGTGCTGCTGTACACCGGTATGCGCATTGATGAACTGCTCTCTATGCGCTGTGAGGATGTGCATCTGAAGGAGCACTATATGCAGGGCGGCGAAAAGACCGAGGCAGGCAAAAACCGCATTATCCCGATTCTTGAACCGATTTACAAGACGGTAGCTTTTTGGATGCTGAACAGCGGGTGCGAATGGCTGATACCATCCAAGACCGGCACAAAGCTGGACAAACGCAATGTGGCTACAAAATTCCGTGCCCTGATGCAGGAATGCCATATAGAGGGGGTGCACCCACACACCCTGCGTCATACGGCCAGCAGTAAAATGGTGGAGTGTGGTCTGGAAAAAACCGCTGTGCAGGCAATCCTCGGTCACAAGAATTTCTCCACCACGGCAAACAAGTACGTGTCACACAACGACCCGGCATATTTGTTGCGGGAAATGCAGAAGATGAAGTACTGACTTATTAGATTGTTTGTTAGATTATCACACGTTTTCAGGTGTTTTTTCACGGTTTCAATAAAAAGAAAAGCGTATAGGCGATTTGTTTTTATCGCCTATACGCTTATTTTTGGAGCTGGTGACAGGAGTTGAACCTGCAACCCACTGATTACAAATCAAATTTATTTTACGTTTTACTGTAAATAATTATTTATCTGTTGGCTTTCCGT